TTAACAACACAAAAGGGCGAGGCCATTTCTGACCTCACCCTTTTACTATTGAAGCTTAGGCCTTCACAACGATGGCGTTGATCAGAGCTTCAGGCTTCACCACTTGGTAACCATACACATTCAGGCCACGCATGATGTTGCCGAAAGTGCTGGTGGAGCGGAGAGTTTCCACATTGGTGATCTGCGAAGCGAAAGAGATCGCATCGTTCGTACCGGCCAGAATGTGGCTGTCACCGTCCGCAGTGCGCGGCAGGTTGTTGCTCACATAAACGGTGAAGCGATCGATCATGCCGATCTTGCCGTTACGCAGAGGGGTAACAGAATCACCAGTCAGGTAAGCCTGACGGAGTTCAGAACCCTTGATGATGGCGGCCATCCATGCAGGGATCACCAGCCAACGGCCACTCTCGGGGACGCTCTGCTCGTCAAGGGCTTGACCCATGTCGAGAATGATGTCCAGAACAGTGGTCTTGCTAGCGCCGCGAGGAGCCGCATCAGTACCAAGGTTCAGGTTACCGGAGATAACGCCAGCGGTAGCGCCACGGTTTGCAGTGGCGGCGGCGGCTTTCACTGCATTCAGAACATCGCCGTCGATGGCAATCTTCATTTGCTCGGAAGCGTCATTGGTGAAGATGTCCATCAGCTTGATGTCAGACTGGACAGCGTCCACATCATCAACCACCACGCTGAAGTACTTACCCTTATCGATGTTCAGTTCGATAGGAGTGGAGGTGGGAACTTGATTGCTCAGGTTCATACCCTTGGTGTAATCCGACACGGTGATCGTGGGGATGGTGCGAATGTTGACTTTATCGCCCTGACCTTTGATCTCGCCTTCCCAGTCGTTGTTCGTGATTTCGCCCAGAACGGTCGAACGATAGAACTTGACTTGGAGCTTGCCCGACCAAATTTCGGGGATGAAGTTACCTGCGTATTGGGCGTAACCGCCCGTGCTTGCTACTGACATTTTGAATACCTCGTGAGATTACTGCCTCATCTTTTAGCGAACACGCCCTTCGATGGAGGCCAATTGGATTTCCGATTCGATGGCTAAAGCCTTGTCCTCGGCTATCTGACCAAGTCGCACCTGTCGATAGAAGTCAGCGATAGCACCCCGAGTCCAAGTACGCTTACCCGGAGGGGGACCATCACTGACATCAGACGCAGGGGCCACCTGAGTTTCAAGCCGTTGATTTGCTTGCGCCACCGCACTGTTTGTCTGCTTCTTAAAAGCGTTGAAGAAAGCGGCGACCCGTTCAGGGGACTTCTCCGCTTCTGCCTGAGCAAGAATTTCTTGTCGCTCAATACCCATGAGTTCGTCACGCTCAGCAAGCCACCTGTGAAATGACTTGTTTTCGTTCACGGCAACCCAGTCCGGAACGAGTTGTCCGAGCCTTGCGTAGAAGTCCACCACCGTATTCTTCTGGGTCTGATGTTCAAAAGAGTCAAGCTTGGCGCGAAGGGTCTCGATCTCTGCATCTTTCGACGCGACCTCTTCCCTTGCGGCTCGGCGGATCAAGTCCACCAAGTTCTCGCCGTACTCGGCAATCTCTTCATCTTTAACCAGTCGCTCCGGTGTAGGAGCATTCTTGGCTCGTTCAAGCTCTTTCTCAAGTTGCTGAACTTTGTGACGCAGTTCACGCCGCTCTGCCGCCAACTGGGGGACTTCGGCGCTGTACTTGCCAGCCAACACTTTGTACTTGTTTTCCCACGGGTCGTTGGCACTCTGATCTGAATCAGAAGCCTCTTCGTTGGAGCTAGTCTGCTGTTGGTGAACTGATTCGGGAACCGTAATGCCACTCTGCGTTTCGGTGGCCGATTCCTCGATGGAAGGATCTGTAGCGCTGGTCGCGCCTTCAACAGAATCCTCACGGGGCGACTCAGTTTGTGCGTCATTGTTTTGACGGTACATGGACTGAATCAACTCTTCCGCCTTCGCTTCGGCGGCTTCAACTGCTTTTGGCAAAGCCATAAATTTTCTCCTTGAGCCATAGCCAATTCGAGATGAGCCTTTCGGTGTTCATTCGATCGCCAGTGGTCTTCTTGGTTTTGGAGGCTTGAGGGGGCCTACCTTCCCCTTGGTAGAAAATCTACCGAGACTTGTTGAGAGTGTCTCGTGCGGTTTTGGACTTGGTTAAAAAGTCTTCGACAACTTGTGCCGCCCCCTGCATCCAGCGACTACGAACATCGTCGTGCGTGGAAACAGAGTCGGTGTACAAGGTGCGAAGAGATTCTTCCAGCCATCCGGAAACAATCTCGAATTCCGTATTGCCTTCAAGCGAGGCGAGGGCATTAAGCACTCGCGCTGAAGGCTTGTTCAACATACTCATTACCTACCAGCCCTTGCGCGGCTAGCCATCTCAGCTTGAATGCGGTTTCTTGCTTCGATGAATTGCTGTTTGTCTCGCGGCTTTGTCTTGGGATCATTGATCAGCTTGTTTAGCTCAATCACCCGATTCGTCATTGTCTGAATAGAATCAGTAGCCAGCTGACCTCGGTCCGCTTGCCGGGTGGGGTTGGAGTTCGAACCAGATCTATTAGCGGTTCCAGTTCCGGGGTTCGCGTTCGACCCAGAGCTACCAGACGCTCCAGCTCCGGGGCGTGGAGACCCTGAAGTGCCTGTACTCGATTGGCGATTGTTAGTGCGGTTACCTGATTGGCGATTGTTAGTGCCAGACCTGCCGCCGGGACCAGCGCTAACGGCGCTGGCGGGCTGGGCCGATCGAACAATCTTCACGCCGTCAATCGGGACTTCTCCGTCAACTATTACGGTCTGACCAGTCTCGGTAGTAATGGGGACGGACTTTCCTGACTTGTCCGTGCCCGTTACAACGCCGGTGTTGATTGCTTGAGTTCGCTCTTGCATAGCTTTACCCATGCGCTGATCTTCCTCTTCGACCGCTTCCTCGAAACGCTCGCGAGCCGACTTACCACCGGCTGGCGCAGAGCCAGAGCCCCCGCTCGCTGGTGCGGCGGGCTGGCCGGAAGACGGAGAGCCAGACGAACCACCCGCCGAGGCGGAAGGTGCAACCGGCGCGGCAGGTGCGGCAGGGTTTGGCCGCTGATCTAGACGGGCTTTCTCTGCGCGGTCGCTACTTCCATCATCGGGCCGAGCCTTCCAACGCTCATCTTCTCCGCGTCCGGCTCCAAAGCGACGATAGGCCTCACTGTTCGGGTCATCGATGTTACCCATGCGCAGTCGCTCGAAGAACCCAACCTTAGCGTCGTCCTCAGAAGCCTTAAGGCCACGCGCCTTATCATCCTGATACTCTTTTGAGTTGTAGACCTCATCGCTAACGGAACCGCCGCCCGAGTTGCGAGTGAAAAAGTCCCGGACACTACTAAAGAATCCGGGCTCATCCTGCTTCACGCCGCCGGGTGAGCCGTCTGCATAGCGACGGACCTGAGTCACGGAATCAGTGATTTGATCATTAATCCTGTGGAATGGAGATCCGCAATCCTTAACGCCGGGGGCAATCTTTTTCACAGCAGAAGCCTTGACTGGCTTCTTGGAAAAATCTTGCCCACTCCATGTAGGCTTACCCATATCAGCACCCCTTCATTTTTTTGGCGTAACCGCCATTAGCCATTTTGACCGTGCCGCCGTTCGCCATCTTTTTGTTGTGCATGGTTTTCTCATGCTTTGCAACTTCAGACTTCGCGACCTTGGTCATTGCGGTTTTGTCTTGCTTCGCATCGCTGTGCTTTGCTTTGCTACCGCCCACCATTTTTTTAGAATGCATCATATAAACCTCACTGGAAAGAGTTGACATCTACACCACCGGCAGGATTGCCAGCGGCATCAAGAGTTTGCGGAGCGGGTAGCTGGCCTTGATTTGGCATGCCGCCTCCACCCGCCTCAGAAGCCAATGCTTGTTGCATCATCATCTGCTCTTGCTGTGCCCGCATTGCCTGTTCAGCACGGTACTTGCTGATTTCTGGCGGCGGGACAATCTTGTCGGTATCCATCTGTAAGCCGCGAGCAAGCTCGCGCAACAGATATGCCCGACCCTCCATGCCAACGATCTGCATATCCATTGGGTTTGCAGTCGCAGTCAAGAACTCGTTGCGGCGGATCTGGAGTTGCTCGCGAGCAATCAACCCCATTGCGCCTTTGGCAACAATGCGGAAGTCGCCCTTGATGTATGGGTCAGGGCTGTACATCATGTTATGAACATACAGCTTACTGACGACACCTTGAACAACCCGATCGATAGATGCAACAGCGCTCTTAATTCCCTTGGCCGCATTGTCCATAAGCATGGACAACCCGGAGGCAGTACGACCCGCGCCAGATACAGCAGAACTGCCGTAAACATAGTTCGGGATGCCGGTGACTTCATCGGCCTGACGGGCGAAGGTCTGATAGATATTCATCAGTTCACCAGCTTGCATGTTGGGCTGGAAGAAACGAACACCGGGCTGACCGCCACCAGTTCGATCTGATGTTGTCTGCCACAACTTCCAAGGATACATAGCGGTGAGATCCTCGCCGTCAGCCAAGCGATCAACGGCAACCTCAACCTGCGGACCAGATGCAATCCCCATGTTGTTCGCCAAAGAACGGGCGGCGGCGTTGCACATGACCTGAACATCGCGAACGATCTCTGGCAGGGCGACACCATAAAACGATGCGGGGATCTTTGACCAAGAAGCAATCTCGTAAGGACGATGACCCAGAGGATCGGGATTGATGACCGCTTTGATGCAGTAATCGCCGACCAGCCAAGCGTTGACTTCGTAGTCCTTGTAGAGATCAATCGACTTATCTTTCAAGCCCCACGACTTGAGCATGCGCCCCTGAACCGGGCCCCAGAACTCCAAGGCCTCAATGAGGTTGTCGCGGTACAGGCGAGAATGAGGTTTACCCTCCAAGTCATCTCGCGCCTGATCGCCGTTCTCCAAGTAGCGAAGACCGTTCTCACCGTAGTGATCGATCGCCGCCTGAATGTTTTCGGTCGAGTAACCGGGTACACCAATCAAGGCCTCCAGCGCCGCACGGCGAAGACGATGACGCTCGATTAGGTAGCCGTCATCCGGACCTCGGCTATTGGGAGACGGATACACATCGAAGGGACTAACGCGCTGGATGTCCCGCACAAAGTCATCAACCACGATGGCAGAAAATTCTGGCCCCCAAGTCAAACGCTTCTTGCGCCGGATGGTTGGGCCCTTGAGAATCGCTACCGGGAAGGTGACATAGTCGTCAACGAAGTCTTCTAGGGCGCGGTCCCAGTTGCCAGCCGTTAGCTGGTCCTCGATTACGCCTTCCATCCGTCGAGCGGCATCCTGAGCCTCTTCGCGAATACGCAGTTGGATCGTCTCGTGAACTTCCTCCATGCGGGCGCGGAAAGCTTCGGGGTGAATTAGGAGACCCTGCTTGATGAAGTCATCCGCCTCAGCGCGAACGAAGTCAACAATCATCGCCTTCATCTCCGGTGGGATCTGAGGCTCCTCTGAAGGGTGTAGCTCGAAAGGGCGCTCGGTCTGGCCCAACATGACATCTTTTATCCAAGATGATGCCGCACGACACTTGATGTCGGTAATCATCATGTAGATGTCGGAGCCGCCGGTCTGAGAAATTTCCGTTGCTCGCTCCGGGTCGTATTCACCCCGGCGCTGGCGCTCGCACTTAAGCAAGCGCTCGGTCATCTCCGTTTTGGCGAACTTGGCTTTGTTCCAGCACTCTTTGAGATAGCTGACAATCTCCGCCTCGATTGCCTCGGAGTTCGAGACTCCACCGGGCATTTCGGCGCTGACTTGCACCTCAACC